TTAAAACTCACCGGGCCCCTGGGCTCCAATCTCGTCTGTTACATACATAGCGCATTCCAGTGGGTGTCCGGCTCTTGGCTCAAAATAATAATCCTTTCCATCAATCACTTGCCAACCGGTGACCGCGTATCCGTCCGGATTAAAATAGTACCAATGACGATTTAAAAGTTTCCAGCAGGACCGATGATACGTTGTCTTACTGTCCGCATACCACCAGCCATTGTTGTCATGGTTCCAACCTATTGTATATTCCGGCTGCTCCACCAGGGACCAATTCGGCCGGCCGTATCCGTCTATTCTGCTATTGGTAAGAGCATATTCCTTCTGGCAGACTGCTCCACCATTGGCGATTACTTCCGATCCGCTGCTGGTGTTTCCTTCGATGGTGTATACTTTCGCGCTTGTGACCTTATAGACTATCCCGGTGTGGTAGATCCTGACACCGTTCTGGAAAAATATCTGGTCACCGGGAAGTGGATCTGATGTATGGTACTGTCCCTTATTCTTAAAATAGTTGGCAGATGTAGGTGTGTAAGCCGAGAAGCCGCCCAGGAGCCGTCTGGTTGGGACCTCACCGAACGTCTGAACAAAACACCAGTCCACGAACATATCACACCACGCCTGGCCCTGTAAGGCCGGGTATATATCTCTTGCGTATTTTGTATAGTTATTGCTTCCGGCATCGCCTGTCTTGCTGTCAAGCTGGCTATCCGACGCTTTTTCAAGGTAGCCCACCTCCGCTTGTGCGGTTTTAAGTAATTTCTCTACTGCACTCATAAAAATCACCTTATCCTTTCAATAGAAAAAAGGCCCGGGAGATCCCAGGCCTGAAAAGTTGTGACGTCACAACTCGTTGCGATATCGCAACATTATTCAGTTACTTCTGATTTCTTTTTTAACACATCAATAGCTTTGATCAGAACCGCAGGAAGCGGCAAGCCCATGAGCCCGGCGTTCTCTACAATAGATATAAGCTCATTTGCCATGAATCCAATGATCACCATATTCCGTATGTAATTCGTCCCTATAGCAAGATCCAGCCGGTGAGCTACCAGAACGAACAGGAGCGTCATGCACTTACGGCATAGACCTTTAAAGCCGGCCTTTGATTCCAGGGCTCCGGTTTCTGTTTTGGTGCTCCTTTTAAACACTCCGGCCACGGCCAGTCCCGAAAAGAAGTCAATTCCCATAAAAAGGACCAAGGTACCGATCCCGGTATCCCAGCCCCCAAATAATGATACTATGAAGCTTCCCACTGCTCCTGCAGCTGTACATAAGATGTCTTTTTTCATTCTCATTTTCCTCACTCTTCCTTTAATTTTCCTACTACCTCATCGTGCCATTTAGCTGGCACATCCTCCGGTAACATTTTTCCCGCAAAGATTCGCATTACATAAAAGGCTACCATTATTGTTCACCTCCCGCCATTTCTGCCAGCTCTGCAATTGCTCCATCCTGGACCTCCTGCCCCTCCTGCAACGCCTGCTGACCCGCCTGCAGATCCTTTACCGCCTTTGCCAGCATGTCAACATCGGTTATATTGAAGATTACATCCAGTCCGGCCAGCGCACCATCATCGGCCCTGATCGGAGTCACTGCCTGTGATAAACACTCTTTGTTTATCGGATTCGCACTGGTAAGGCCCTCACTGGTTTGTACTTGGTAGGCGCTTAAATTGTCCTGGGTGAGTCTTGCCAGAGTGATAAGATACTCCTGCGGATCCTCAAAGCAGATCCGGAAGCTGCCACCGTTGCTGCTCTCCTCAATTTCAATAATTGTTCCATCTTTTAAAATTATTTTGTCCATAATAGACCCCTTTCTTTATGAAGATTATAGTTTTATGTATATAAAAAGAGCCTTTCGGCTCTGGATTTTCGGTTTTCATGAAGTTGACTAAGTAATATAGCAATTTAGCTACACACCAGTATGATAATGTGTTTAATACGGTGAACTTTGTAACAAGGTCAACCGCTGGAAGCTTTGTCCAAGCGAATACAATGACATCAGGCATTTTGAATAATTTAACTGCCGAACAAGCAGCAGTGGAGTTTGCGAGGTCCGGTACCTACTTACTATGCTACAAATTTACAAATAACTCATCGAGCGCTGTTTCAATTAATCTTTTCAAAAAGAATACGGCAGCTGATGCCTATGAAGCTTGGACAACATGCAAATTACCACCGTCCGCCAGTAATGATTTCGTATCACCAGTACTTGCTAGCAGCGGTGGGCGGGTGTATGCAACACTGGCAAGTGATGTTAGCGTATCTCTGTATATGTATTTTGTCTATATGGGATAATGAAAATTACGTTGATAAGTAACTACCAGATACAGAGATGTAGTCATGTGCTACGGCGTTTTTTACGCATAACGATCCGACTGAATTTATAAAGACTCCAGTTGTTTCATTACTTAATGTTTTTATTCCATTCATCTCTACCGGTACATTTCCGCTACCCAAGAGAGGCGCCGGAAAACCCGTCAGCATAGCAAAATTAGTTCCGGGACTCAGCGCACGAAATTGAATGGCTACAGTTACCACTTTACCGGATTTCACATATCCCCCAATAAGACCATCACATCTCGTTTGATATATAGATACTGTCTTGATTTCCGTAAAGTTATTTTGGATACCAGTTAAATTGCTATTTAATTGAGCGTACAGGTCATACAGCGTCTTTCCATACCTGGCATCAAGGGCAAATCCCGGCTCTGTGGTCTGGCCGTTATTAACCAAGCGGCCCAGGGTAACAACTCCCGTACTGAAATCTTTCATATCCTGCAGAGCCTTTTTCACTTTCCCTAGAAAGGTCTTACTGCTCTCCCCTGCGCTCGGTACTGGAAAACTATCTGCAATGGTATCTACAGTTTTTATCGTGGTATTGGAAATATCTCCGCCAGAGGAACTGGCTTTCTTATTAACTTCTTCATCCAAAGTCTCAAAATTCCCAGTAATATCTAAAATATCAATCGGATCCCCACCCTCTGGGATCTTCATATTAAGATTTTGAGTATATTTCATATTTCAATCATGCCTCCTTCAATGTTCGTACGCTGTCCCAGGTAAAACCTGTTAAGCTATCCCAGGTCCGATTTATTAATTCACCCCATGTCGTATACCGGTATTCAAAGGAATAAGAAAGGTGTGCTGGTTTGATATCCTCAAGCATGGAAATGAAAGCATTCATATTCCTGGGAATCCCTTTGATCCCAATAAATCGAACGATGAAATGATAGTTAGAATTGTCCTCAATCACTTCGATCTCTCCGCCCGAAAAGGTCTCTGCTGTCTCCTGAATCATTTGTGCGGTCGTTGTCCCCTGTCCCCGGAGCTTTGCCATGAGGATTTCCCGGCGCTGCTCATAGGATAGAGCCATATTTGTTGCCAGACCATAGACTTCCTCCCACCGGGTCAGGCCCCAGGTTGCCGTTGAGATGAAGCACTGATCCAGTAGTTCAGAAAGTTCATGCTCTAACAGTCCCACCGCATAGCCTTCCGTTTCATAAATGGCTTTCAGCTCCCGGATCTCCGCCAAGAAGGGAGGGGCATAGCGCGCCAGGTCCACATGATAGTCTTTCTGCTCCTCGTCGGTGCTTTTCTCCTGGGAGTACTGGATCAGGCCATATTGATTTTTTCCATACATGGCTTACACCCCTTTCAGATCGTCCCAAGTCAGTCCGGTCTTCTTTAGATATGTGCTGTCATGGTTATGAGCTTTGGCCGCCGCGTCCGTGATTCCGTATCCGGCCAGGGTGGTTGGATTAGTTCCGGCAATAACATGGCCCTGTGCATTTACTGTCACTGAGCGGTAAGCCCCTGCTGTTACTCCGCTATTTGGGTGTGAGTAGACTGTATCCGTGAACTTGGCACCAGCCGGCACATCCGCATTTACCACATGACCATTCACGGTTTCAGCGTCACCTCCATTCGCAGGCAGTGATGTGGGGAAGTCCGTAATATTAGCTTTGGTATGTGTATGTGATGTTGCTGCGGCTCCTACCTGTGCCGCTGTCACACTATGAGGGTTACTCTTATTACTTACGTGTGTAAAAGCGGCATTCCAGTTATTGAGCAATGTCTGGGTGATTGTATCTAATAGGCTCTTGTTTGCATGGGTATGATTCTGGCTGGAGTCTATATCGGCAGCCGTGATGTACCCGCTATCATTTTCAAATGCTGACACTTTAGTGGGCATATCGGAGATCTGGGACTTGGTGTGGGTATGCGCTGCCGGAATAAAACTGGACGGTTTTCCGGATATCTCACTCCAGGAGTATCCTGGTTTGGACGCCGCTTTTGCCCAGGCCTGCACATCGGATGCCGGCAGGGACGCTGGCTTATTGTTTATGTAAGCATCTGAGGCCGTATCCGTCTCATTCCAATCCGCCTGCACGTTTACTTCCGCACCGGGTGAGATCCCGGCCAGCTTATTCTTTTCAGCACTGGCGTAGTCATTGGTGGAAAGCCCCTTTCCCGGGACGGTATCCACCTTATCGGAAACTGTATTCCAGGCTTCCCGTTCTTCTGCTGTGATGTGCTTCACTGTATCAGAAACATGGGTATGGGCTGCGTTCCAACGGTCAATTAAAGTCTGTGTGATTCCATCAAGAATGGACTTATTGGAATGAGTGTGCTTCTTGCTGTTGGCGTCGTTCCAATTGGTCCGCTCTGTCGCTGTGATATGCTTAACAGCATCACTGATATGTGTAAAGGCAGCATTCCAGTTATCCAGTATGGCCTGTGTAACCGTATCCAGGGTCCCCTTATTCTCATGCTCATGCCTTTTATCGTAAGCTTCATTCCACCGGATCAGCAGCGTCTCTGTGATTTTATCAATGGTGGATTTATTGCTATGGGTATGTTTTTTACTGTTCGCATCATCGTAGAACGCCTTATCTTCCTTTGCCAGAAGCCCGTCCACACTCTGGGTAGCTTTCGGGATCGCATTGGCAGATATGACCACCCATTCCGTACCGCTGTAACGGTAGGTATAATCCGTGTCCTTTACATTGACTGTCCAACCGTCCTGCGGATCCGGGTAAGCCTCTGCGATATCCGCATAGGTGTTAACAGCTTCTTTCCAGTCAATGGCGTTTTCCAGAGCAGCAAATTTATTATCTACCTCATTCCGGGTATATTTATCATCCCAATTGGGTTTATTGCTCTGAATGGTATTCCTCATGGACTCTTCTGCAACCATGGCTCTGGTCTTTTCCGCTGACAGGTTTTCAGTAAGAGTGTTTTCAGCAGCCTTTGCTCTGGTTGCTTCTTCAGTAAGATTATCCGCATTGGTCTTTTCGGCGGCCTTTGCGCGGGTAACTTCCGCTGTCAGGTTTCCGGAAAGGGTCTGTTCTGCTCCCTTGGCCCGGCTGATCTCGGCAGTCAGGTTCCCGGCAATGGTCTGCTCTGCTGTTTTCGCCCTTATTACTTCTTCCTCCAGATCTTGGGCAATACCCTGTTCCGCTTCCTCCGCCCGGCTATTCTCTTCATTCACTGCTTCCTGGGTCCGGATCATTTCCTCCTGAAGCCGGTTTACGTCCTCCGCTTCCACCGTATCTCCTTCGGCCTCGTAGCTGATATAAACTGTAGGCACATCCGCATAAATTCGTATGGTTCGCTTCCAGGGAGTGAGGCTTGGTGTAGATAGTGTATAGGACTGGATCCGCTCCCCGGTAAGCTTCGGGCCTGTGTACACAGAAAGGGTGGAGGTATTGATGTTATCATGCTGCAAAGAAGCATGGTAAACGCCTCCTGTCAGCTCCACCTTTTCCTCCACCACATAGATGTTGCCGTCTATTTTATTCAGTTTCTCATTAAATTTACTGATCTCCACTTCAAATCACCTCCAAAGTGATGGTGCCAGGCACGGCGATTTCCTCATCCTGCAGTTCCTGGTTTCCGGCAGCCCCATTGATCAGCAGACTCGTAAAATCCTCAACTCCTGCTGTGTTAAGCAGAAGATTTCCAACCTTTGCCAGACTGATATAGGAAACGTCAAATGCATTCTCCTGCAGGTATTCCGTAAGTGCTTCTTCAAACAGGTTTTGGACTGTCCCAAGGTTCAGCCCGTTTTTCAGCTTGATTTCTGCGGACACATTGATTTCCTTTTCCTGCGCTGACACGACGGACACATCCGCTCCGATCGGGCGGACCTCTTCGATATGATCCGCAACCAGGGCTACCAGATCGGCACCGGCGCCGGACCGGTTGGAATCCGCAATTACCACTTTTACGGTACCGGGACCGCCTGCCAGGGGAAATACTTTTGCAGCCCCTACGCCTTCACACTCCATGGCCCAATTGTAATAGTCATACCGGTTTCCTCCGGTAGATGGCTTTTGCAGTTTGGTAAGGAATCTTTTTCTTAAATCCTCATCGGATTCTTCGTTGGATCCTGCTATCAGTAAGTCAGTGAGTTGCGCAGATGTAAGCCCCGCAACATAATCAATGGCCATAAGCTGTCCGGAGTAATTGTTTCCAGCCTCCCCCGCTATCTCACATTCCATCTTGTATAAAAACTCGCCTTCCTTTTCTTCCATCAGCTCCATGACTTGATAAGTCAGGTACTGTGAATTTGCTAAAATAGAGAATCGGGCACCAATAGGCACCCGGGTGTCAAACACACCCTTTTTAATAGCAGAGGTGGCTTTTTTTCTTTCTACTTTCACCTGTGAGGCTAGTCTGTCAAGATAAGTTCCTGCGGCCGTATCCGCGTATACATTATTCTGAAAAAATGCAAGATCCAAATAGATACCTTCCATATACCAGCTGGCAGGGCCAAGAGCTGTCTGTACAATTGATCCCTCTCTCTTATCAATCGTATCAGGTACCCGATTTAGCTGAGATCTTAAAATTTCTGCATAAGTTTTTTTACTAAAATCTATCAAACCTCCACCTCCGCTGGTACCGTACCAAATACGGTTTTTACGTCAAAGGTACATTTCACGGTTCCTAAACTTACCTTAAAGATAAAGTTATCTACAGAAAGGATCCTTGAATCAATAGAAAAAGCCTCCTCGATACGACGTTTCAACATACTCGTAACGTACTCCGGAGGCTTTCCGATTAATTTATTAAGCTCCCGCCCAAAATTGGATGTGTAGATCTGATACTGATATCGTTCAACATTTAATATGATATTAATTGCCTGTTTCATAGCAGGCAATCCTCCACCAACCTTCTTTACACATCCAGTACTTTCATCAATTAAAAATGTTTCTGTCGGATACTCCTTTGCTTCTGATTTATACGCAGCAGCTCCGGAAGATTCCGGTAATGTTTCCATAGTATCACCTACACTTTCGATATCACAATATAGTTCTGGCCAGAGTTTGCTTTCATGACCAGGACCTTGTCACCTGCTCTTAACCCTGGATTGATCACCACGTTTTCCCCTTGTACGGTAACAGCCTTATATCGTACATTATCAGTCAGCTCAGCAACCGGCTCTATTACTTCCATCTGAGTGGCCATTATTTTTAAGGTTAAAGGGGAGGTCCTGATCACAGTTGCATAACCAGTAGACAACAAGTCCATGGCTTTCACCGTATCGATAATAATAGTTTTGATCTGCTCAATTAGTTCCATGCAATGCAACGCCTCCTATATATTTATGATTTTAGCTTCGACGCTCATGGTATGCTCTCCTTCTGAAAAGGTATGCTTCACTTTGTCCAGAAGCAAAAAGAGACCAATTGAAAGCTCAGGAACATCTTTAATTTTAAACATGGCCATGGCTCCGGCCCTGAGGCCTACCGCTCCACCTACTCCATCAACCGATATGGTCTTAAGTACCCTATCATAATAAGCCATCATGATATTTCCCTGCTGGTTGATCTGAGCCTCGTTCAGATTCTCATCCACCTTTTCATACTTCTGCAGGAGTCCCCATTTTTTTATTTTGGATTGGTCACTAAACACATAAGTATCTCCCTGGCCAGTATCCTTATTAGGCCGGACAAGTTTCACCTGGTTATATGTGTCGGAATCAATGTCAGATTTGTAAGAGTACTCAGTCAAGATGCTGCCATTGCCAATTAGTACATTAGACATCATGTTCTTGGCCTCTCGGAGACTGAGCTTTCCATAGTCATCATAAAAAACAAAGGTTCTCCCGGTATTGTATTGAGTCACCTGTAAGCCGTATTCGATGATATCCAGGCATTCTGTGTTTTCCTTTGTGAGAGTGGGGATAATGTACCCGGTATCCTCCAGAGTCCCAACCTGAAGCTGCATATCAGTGGCAATCTGCTGTATTATTTCCCCAAGCCGTTTCCCAATAAAGCTATAACTGGCTTTTGCTTTTAAATATCGAAGCTGATCGTAGGCCGTAACTGAGACAACTCCCCACCGGTCCTGCTCTATAACAAAAACAAAGCCCAGGAAGATTTCCTTTCCATCGACATAGAATTGAACCTTTGCACCCTCTGTAAGATTGATAGGTTTTTCCTGTAGATAGGTAAATGACAGTTTGCCTGCGCTTCCGTTTCGATTTGTAGTATAATCAACCTTCTGGGTAATAGGAGCATAGTCATACATGGTATTAGCCTCGGCGTTGAACACCAAAAGTTTATATCTCATCCTGTCACCTGCAGCTGATCTGCCTTAATCCAGCCACGGCTCCCGCCGATCAGAATCGGATACGGCCTGGAAGCGTCTGGAATAATCCTTGAAACCGTTGTTGATAAGTTGTTTGCCGTACCGGTGGGCTTATCTCCATAACTACTGCTAAAATAGGTGCCGTTGGCAATGACAGTAGCACCAACTCGCAATTCCGGAGCCGCAGACAACGGCCTTGGGGTTTCTTCAATCTGAATGGTTTCAGCTGTTGACGCCTCTGGAAGCGCAACCTTGATAGGAGCATAATCCCGGTACTCTTTAAACTTGATCTTATAATATACGTCCCCAGCCTCCCCGCCTTTTTCTGTCGTCTCAAAGCTGTCAATCACTGCACTGATATTGGTATCAAACATGCGGCTCCCCCTGGCATCGTACCGGCTTATGACAAGGTCACATATTTCCTTATTATCCATAGCATCCTTTATCACCTCAACATAATCCCCAGGCTCTGCCCAATCATGTCCATAGATAAGGGGATCTTCACTGCTTCCGGGAAAGTAAGATTCCCAGGATACCTCCATCAATGATGGCAGCCTGGGAACAACAATTTCTCCTTTGTCTAAAATATTATAGGTCTTGTGATCGGCGGGATAGGAGACGGTGTATTCTTTAGGGTTGACAGGAAACTCTATCGTATCCCCGCCGATATCTGCAAAAAATTTGTACTTATTTCTCATGGATCCGGATCCTCCTATCCAACAACAACATTGCTTCCGGAGGCGTGCTGTACGCCCAAAACATTGCTTAGGGCTTTGAGCATCGCATCGGTATTATCAGGTCCACTGCCACCATAGTTATTTTGATTCACGGTTGTATTAGTCTGTGGTACTGTGAGATTAACCAGTGCTACATACTGACGCTCTGACAAATCTCTAAGAAGTTTAATATTTTCATCAGCGATATTTACATCCTGATCAATTTTGCCCACACTTCCAACTTTTCCGACATTGCCTATATCTCCCATACCAGAACCATATGAGCCACCAAGGCCCCCCAGCTTTCCGGTGATAGAATCAAGGCTGAAATTCATGTTATCCATCTTCTTGCCCAGATTGGCTCCTATTTCCCCACCAGCTGCTGCGGTTCCTTTTACATCTAGGGTACTCATCCTTTTTATCTTGATTGCATTTTCGCCATAATTTTCGTCTACCCATGATCCAACTTTATCCCGGAATCCAGAAACAACAGATGAAAGGTCGCTTCCAACCAAAGCATCAATCGCACCTGCAACTGTTTCCACGATACCAAGGATCGAATCAAAGACATCTGTAAAAAGCCTGACCGTTGCCCCTAATGGGTCATTCCACACATTTGCAAAAAACTCAGCAAAGGAAGCTATTACATTCCAAAGGGTGGCAAAAATATTATACCCGACTGCATAAATCATTCCAAAGACCTGGCCGACCCAGCCACCCACCTCCTCCATGCCAAAGCCAAATTGCTGAGCAGCAATCAAGGCACTTGCTAATAGGACCACAAACAACACAATTGGCCAGTTTGCAACAGCCCAAGCTGCCGCTGTGGTCAACGCACCTCCCACACTTGCTAATGCCGTAGCTATGGCCTGCGCTTTTGCAATTCCAAACCCTATTCCAATGGCTGCAAGCACTGGCAAAATAAGATCCAGATTATTAACTACGAAACCAGCCCCTGTGGCCAGCATGTCAATGGCTCCACCAGCAACATCAGCCAGAATATCAAAAGCACCAATAACTCCTTCTAGTGCCTTTTGACCAGTGTCGCTGTTTAGAAAATCATTCATCTTAGCCAAAACTCCATCCATGGAATTTATACCCGCATTCTTGGCCATAGTCCACGCATCTGACCAAGTCACGGGAATGCTTTCAAACTGTTCGTTGATACTATCTGTAGCACTCAGCATTGCATTTTTAACGATATCAGCGGTAATGACACCATCAGAAGCCAGTCCCCTAATCTCGCCTATTGGCTTACCCAGATAATCCGCAATGGTCTGTATTACGTTGGGTGCAGCCTCAAATACTGCATTTAGTTCCTCACCTCGTAAGACACCAGATCCTAAGGCTTGGGTAAGCTGTAAGGAAGCAGAAGCAATTTCCTGCTGACTGGCGCCTGCAATTTTAAACTGCTTATTAAGGTTTTCAGCGAAAGCCAAAACCTCATCACTTCCGGAAAAAGCGTCACCGGCCCTTTGTCCCAGCTTTGCGACAACATCCGCCGTGTCAAGGTAACTGGTTCTACTCCTCTGGGCCGATTGATATATCTTCTCCTGGAGCTGCTCTGTCTGTTGCAGGCTGTTGTTTATGGCTTCGTTTCCCTGAGTGCCCTGCACAGGCTCTCCCAAACTTACGTCCTTTGCCTGGAACCCTTTATTCATTAGATTTAGCCGGGCAGTTGTTTGAGTCATTTCATCAGATAACCCAAACAGCTCTTTTCCAATCGTGAAACCGGCAGCAACAGCAACTACCTTTTTGACCGTAGACAACAGCTTATTTGCAGAGCCGTCAGCCTGCTTAATCTTATTATTGTGACTCTCCTGTTGATTTGTGGCCTTTACAGAAGTTGCTATTATCTTTTTCAGAGTCTCATTAATTTCATTCATTCCCTGAACGGCTACATATCGTGAATTATCTCCCATTTCCTGGATCGTGGCATTCAGACGGTCCATTTGTGCTGCGGATTGGCTGCTCATCTGCCTCATATTTGCTATGACAGCGCCGGTGGCTCCACCAATGGACCGGCGCATGGTCATTTCAGTTCTTGTGACAGACTGATCAATACGCTGCATCTGATTCACCGCAGAATTCCCAAGATCAAGGAACTTGGAAAAAGATGCACTGAACTGATCACTAAGTATAAATTCTTCTCTTATCTCTCCCATAGTTCCTCCTTTACTTCTTGGGCCGGCTGTTAATTTCTTTCACTGCCATTTGGTACATTAATATCTTTTCTTGATCAGAAAGATCTGCAATCTCACCGGGGAAGCGACCGTGATTGACAAACATATAGTAAGCCAGCATCGTGTCCATATCTTCCCCGTTTAGGAGTTTTTTGCTTCTTCCAGCTTATCCTGAGGATCCTTCAACCCATTCAGCTCTAAGATTGCCTCAGACAAACGATTGTACTCTCCAATATTTAGCATCTGAGAGGCAACCTCCAACGGATCTTCTGTTCCGTAATACTTACAAATCTCCTGATCGCTAAAATCCGGTTCCTGCACACAGGCAAGGACCAGCCTCTTGGTATACAGAATATTATCCAGTCCCTCTACCGGCTTACCATTTACATTTGTCATTTTTCTGCTTATGCGTGCCAGGTTTTCATTTTCTTTCTGGGATATCGTTTTAATTACAAACGGGACTGTATTTCCTTCATCGTCTTTAAACCGATCAGATATCACTACTTCTTTTGTTACGCCCGATGCTGAGGGCTGTAAAAATGCTTTTAATGCGCTCATTTAATCCTCCTATTCTCCCAATTGGGTCGGCGCTGTGAATGCGTTCAATACTTCTACATTGGTAAAGCTAAACGAAATATCCATAGTCAGAAACTCGGTATCCGCATCTAACATGGCAATGGGAAGCTTTTGGAGCTTCACATTGTAAAGAGCCACTGTCTGGGTGCCAACGGTACTTCCTCCATCTTCATTAGTGATCTGAATAGTGAAATACGGAAGCGCTCCTGTCTTTAAATATGTTTTCAGCATATTTAAAAATTCTGGCGTTCCGTAATAAATCGTGGCCGATCCGGTCAATGTCACGCCGGAGGTTTTCTTCTGCACCAGGTTAGTCCCAACCACCTTAAAGTCTGATTCCTGAAACTCTGCATCCGCCTGAATCTTTTTAAGACCGAACATTTCCACGTTTCTGCCATCAATCACGGAAAAGGCCCGCCCGGCCTTGCCGTTTAAGGCATCGCGTTCTAATAAAAAGCCCATATTCTACCTCCTGTTAGTCTGTAAGGGTTGCGGTAATATAAATCTTTTCCACGGCTGCTACCGGCTGAACTGCCAACGTTATGACCACCGCATTGATTGCCTCTCCTGCTTCCACAACCACATCATCCGCAACAAAGTTCTGAATACCACCGTTTGCCTGAATCTCATTCAAATACCCAACGATCCAAGCCTTAAGCAAATCCCGGCCAGCAGCATTGTTCTGAATTTTACCTATGTAATTTTGAGAGAAGTTCTTGTAAACATCATTTGCAATGGTATCCAGAGTACGGATCACCTGATTTAAGCTGAATGCCTCACCCTTATCCGGCGTGTAAGTGGTAAGGGTGTTGATATCAGAAACCACTTTTACGCTGCCAAACTCTTCGAAAAATACGATCTGTCCTTTACTCAGCGCTTCATCAATTTCCGTTGATGTTAAACGGGGAGAAACGTTCACAGCGTCCGGATACTGCGCATATACCAGGGACTCACTGTAATTTGCCCCGGCCTCTGCGCCACCAACCCACCAGGTGGTTTGCTGCGGGGTAAGGGTAGTTCCATCTGAAAGTACCACTCCGTTTCTTACTGAAATAACCGCGTCAGAATCGCTCTCAATGCCCGCCATAACAGCCTGACACTTCTTACCCAGATTATCCCGCATACGCTTGATGAAGGTCACATACGCAGCCTGTATGGTATTGTCGGCCCCATCATAAATCAGTATGTTAAAGGTATAAGGTTCTAAAGCTGTCAGAAAGGCGGAATAAGCTGCGCTGCTTACAGTTCCGTCCGCACCGCCTGCAAGGGCTGTTCCTGCACTGGCCGTTAAATCTCCGGTCCCTGAAAACACAACCCAGTCATTGCCCTGCAAATTTGCAACGGTCTTACCCGTCTGAGTATGTTTCACAGCTCCATCAACTACGGTTTGCACAGTGAAGCTCCCCTCATCATCCGGATCTGCAATAACTGTAATAGAAATATCATTTCCCCTTATGCCATTGTACTTTGCGGTGATCGTAAGCGGCGCAATGGCTGCAGTTGCCTTAGCTGCCCCCGCAGCTCCTGGGCGGTACAGCATGACCTTCACCGGTCCTCTTGTGTGCCCGGATCCTTTAAAAATCTCCCTTAAAAACAGTGCTTTGCTGTTAGTGGAGTCATACCCAATATACGGAATAAAATCATCCCCCACATTAATGGTCATGATCTTGCCCTCTGGCCCCCAGGACAACGGTTCACAAATTGCAACCACGCCCCGATCTCCCACGCTGACAGCCTGTGCCATGCTTGACTTTACATTAATGTAAACACCAGGCTGCTTCTTATTTTGACTGGTCCATGTTCCTCCGGCCATTTACGCTCCCTCCTTCTTATCAAAAAACTTATTTAAAATTTCCTTTGCTTCTTTCACGGTGTACTCCGGATCAGGAAGCAACGCTCTGGCAAAATCCTGCTGATAGCTTGCAAATCCTTTGCTTTTAAGCAGGGATTCTGTTTTATACTTAATTGGCTCTTTTTTAGTTGCCATACTAATTAATACCTCCTTTATAGGATTCCATGGACTCAATAGGCGGCGTATCATCCGGATAGGACACGGTAGCTTTAATGGTAAACTGGTAATGTAGCTCCCCGTCGTCAATCTTCCATTCACGGTCGAAAGTCCGTAACTTTCCATCTTCATAGGGAATAAATTCCAGGGCAAAGTCCAGCTGATCAGAAACAGACACCAGCTGATCATGTGCATCCGGATCGTTTCTTTCAACCAAATACACCACATCAATTCCGATATTCCGCATAAAACGGCGGCCTATCTGGTTTTCTGTTTCGGTTGGCATGAAGAATATAAAAAAACAAGGAACATCTGTCCCCTGTTGATTTGGATTGCTGTATACTTGGATATCCGGATAATTTTCTTTCAAAACTCTTCCTATGGAGTCTATTAACCTTTCAAGTGTAAATGTCATTTGAAATTCTCCTTCACCCGCTTATCAAGCTCCTTTTTAACTACATTCTTATACCGCCCTATGCCCGCCTGCTTCATATACTTTCCTTGCACATAGGGGGTTTTTGTTCCTACCATAATTCCCCCGCCATCGTCCCCGGGAGACCCCTCGGGAAGCCACTCTAAAACACCATTGTTCACCACAAGACCGGGGACGAAGTGCTGATCCATACGGTGGCCGTCATTAACGTAAGAGGCGTACTGCATGTTATTGGCAAGAGTCGTTCGTACAACGCCTCCAATTACGGTCGGCTTTGTAATGCTATCCAACTCCCATGCCTGTGCCAGATCTCCTGTTCGGGTGCCTGTACCGGATATAGCGGATCCGTTTGGCGGAGTCAATTCCGTCGCTCTCTCAACCGCTGCGATCGTCGCCCCCTCCATGACCTCCGCCATAATCTTCGGTACGTTCTGTCCTTGCTTTCGGAGCTGCTCCAGACGCTTCCTGGTAGCCTGACCAAAGGTCGACATCTCAATCCCTCCTTACTTAATTACTTCATCCATTAACAGGACGGCTTCCTGGTGCTCTAATCCGGAAAGCATACCACCAACCGGATCATAAAAGGGCTGAGGAGTCCCGGCAAAGTAACGCTCCGGTTCCCGGTTGCTTCCCAATCGCCCACCTCTTACAATCAGAAGCATATCCCCGGCCTTTAAATCCACTGACACATCACAGGCTACTTTATCCGTGGCGGTAGCTGTGGCCGCTGTCTCTTTCCACGATGGACCGTTTCTTTTTGTACTATAGACGCGGCAGGGAACATCCTTGCACACTTCCGCCCGCTTCTTTTTATCAATATTTCCAACCTTATAGCTGACATTCCGGGAAACGCTCATAGAATCTGTATACCAGTTTTCAAAGATAGGATTGTCATATAACATACATACCTCCCATTCCGATCATGCGGGCCATGGTCGCAAGCTGCTGGCCGTACTGTGTAGCATTCCATGAGCCCCATTTTGCACTTGCCTCCGTGATGGCCTCATTGTCATAGCTTATAGTCGTATCTCCCATAGTGGCCTCTTTCACAAGCCCGGTCTGCTGGCCAGTTGCGGCAGCTCTGGCCGGAGTAACGGATCCATTAGAGTAAGTTTTCAAATATAACGCAGAAAAGTGGGCCGCATAAAGTCCGGCTGCGTATCTCCATATGTCTCCGTACCGACTGGGTAAAATACTGGCATTGGAGTTATTGACGAAGACCTGCAGCATAGGTTCAGGAACCAGGCTTATGACCTGGCTCTCTGTTTCCTCGCCTTCGGCGGCTTCAACGGACTGCTTTTTTGTGAACTGTGGAAAATCAGTCAGGAACATTTCCCTCGTGTAGGACCCAAGTTCACCCGGCTGCGGCATGTTGGCCGCTGCGGAGATTAAGCCATGAAACTGCTCAGACATACCGTACCCTCCTTATTCTTTCCGCTTGTCGGCGGCATCCGCCTTTACTTCGGCTTCCTCGCCTGCCTGTTCCAATGCCTTATCTTTCCTAGCCTTAGGAGTTGCAATGGATCCGTCCTTTATGGCGGCAAGTACCAACCAGTGCTTAGCCACCCAGGCTGGGACCTCTCCAATAAAATCACGAGGGATAATAAACTTCTTCTCTCCCTCGCAGATTTCAAAACTCTTTTTACTGTTTATAAACATGGTAGTCCTCCTTAAATTCCGTCAACGTAACGCATAATGTTCTCATAAAACATCTGCACTTCGGACAGGTTAGCCAGGTATGCGGTATCATAACAGAGATTCGTTGCATTCGGCTGCGTCATGGCCCGGTTAAGTGGCGCCAGTTCGTCCATAGCGATGAAACGTTCCTCATTAATATAAACAACCATTCTGTCAGATCCTCCTGCACCGGCTCCCTTACACCAAGATGCGCCGCCGATAAAAAGATCCGTCCCGTTCTGTTTGGAAACATTATTCTCCAGAAGGAATGTAAGAATCGTTTTCTCTGCCAATTCAGAGACCGCGGTTGTCGCAAGATAATTAAACTGCTCGTACGGCATCAGGATGTGATTAGGAATTGCACTCCTATCATTTTCTGCCGCATTCCATACTGCGAGAATTGCGTCGTTAATATCCTGTAAGGTCTGTTTTGGAGTTTTATCCCTAAACTTCGTCGAATTCCCCGTTCCTGTAGCGGCTGCATTAGCAACTGTTACATTCGGGTTATTAATAAGCCCGGTGGATCCGTACTTTTTGATTCCCACGTAAGCGTTGGCATCCATGTGCTTATCATAGGTCATTCTAACACCATCTCTTAGAATGCTTTCATAGCTTCGTCCAGTCATGTTTCCACGCTGCATATCCACAAAACCAATTCTCATGCCCACGGAAAAGATATGAGTCTTAAACAACTCCTTGTCAAAATTGGCCTGTACCATCGGGATACCATTGGCTCCGCCTGCATGGACCGGACCGTCCTCACTGCCACCGGCAACTCCATATTCCACATTCATAGCCGAAACATATTCTGCCCAGCCACCGCCAACACGAACCGGAATATCACGGCCATATGTAAAGCTGGTCAGTGGCTGCCGGATCACATTATCTCTCTTTTCAAGCTCTGACTGCAGGAATGCTCCGCCGTTTGCGATCGCCGCTGCATCCATAGCCTGGAATTTCTGTGGAGCTGCAGCTCCGGTTGATGGAGCCGTCACCACACCCGCATCAAATGTTCCCATATTCTGATATTTCATTGAATCATCCTCCTTATGCTCTGTTGCAGGATAAAATCCTTATCTCTGCTACGCCGTTTACGTCCTTTTCTCCATGCCATTCGCAATTAGCAAGCACCACGGTGTTTTCCCCGTCCGCAGCCGCTTCAAAGCCACCCACAACACCGGTAGGAATGCTCTCATTGGCAACGGTTCGGACATATACCTTTCCCCCCAGTTTCGGGCTGCCTACATTGCAAAGCACATTGATACATCCACGCTTAAAAGTGCTGGTTGCTTCTCCAGGTTCGTACTGCCCTGCTGACTGAGAAAGATAAGACGTTGCAGACTTAAATTCCCTGGACGCAACACCTACAAAGTCAGCAGCGGTATTGGCCCCAAAAGCCACAACATTGCTATCGTTGTCATAGACCAGAGGAGTACCAAACTTTACAGCCACATCACCACCAAGTGGGTGCGTATCGATAATCATATCCGGCTGCCTGGAATAATCTCCGGCATATCCATGTGTCATGCTCTTCCCAATAACCTGTCCTCTCATTATTTCTTACCTCCATTCTTGTGCGGGTTCATAGCGTCATAAGCCGACTGGCAAGCGTCCAGATCAATACCCGTCTGTCTGTCTGCCAGCTTGGCTGCATTCTTCTGGGTAGTTGCTACGATTTTTGCGATATCACTTACTGTCTCTTTATCAGACAAGCAGGCGATAAGGGAATCCGTTACAGCCTTTTTGTCGGCGGAATCTTTAATTCCCGCGATCACCGGGCGAAGCTGCTTGATCACTTCTGCCATGATAGCCTTATCTGCTGTGCCGGTAGCCTTATCCAGCTCCTCTGCCGGAATCACCTTTGCTTCTGCACCGGGGGCCGGTTCTTCATCTCCTGTCAGGGATTTAAGCAATGCGTCCAGCGGATCCTGATCAGTTGCTGCAGCTTTCTTTTCCGCCATCAGCTCCAAGAGCTTATCCATCTTGGCATCCAGACTGGAAGTGTCTTTTACATCCTCCTTCTTTTCCTCCTCTTTTGCGGAAGGTGTGACAGGCTCCGCTTTCTTCGGCTCTTCGTCCAGAGCCTCTGCCGCATCAGCCGCCATTGTCTCCAACTCTTCCGGAGACGCATCCTTTACGGCGCTTGCAAATAATTTCAAAAACTTTATCTTTTTCATGTTACCTTTCCTTTCTGGCCGCCTGGCCTCTGTCTTTTTTTCTGAATCTAAAATCGCAACATTCTTTCCGGCCCTCCCGCGCGTCACCACGGCGATATGGTTCCCCCGGATGTCATGTTGCGAATAGGTCCCATCTCCATTTTCTAACCAGGTGCATTCATAGCCGCAGCTGATTTCCCGTTTACCCTCCTGTACTGCTCGAATCAGTTCCTCATCCTGAACGTGAAGATCTGCAATCAAATGTCCTTCCCACTCACCAGCGCCCTTACGGACGTTCTCAGCATGGCCCCTGGAATACTGCCGGTAGGTCTCCGGTGTTATAAACTCCGGGGGGTGTTCATTGGTCACAGGTTTTCCCTCAAAGCTGGATATGGCCGCTTCCGAAAACACTTCCTCTGGAGAACGTAGCACCTTAACCATCTTTGAGCTGTCGCCTCCAGGCTTAAATTCGCTTTCCAGATAATCCATACTTCCGGTCCGGGCAATGGGAACATTGCGGCAAATTAAAAAGCCCTCACCAGTTTCTATCTGATTAGGGCTTATGGTATATCCGTAATATGCAAGCATTCCATTTCCTTTCTGTTGCGATATCGCAACTTTTAAGGTACAAAAAACCGCCAGCCATTTTCTGACCGATGGTATCTATAAATTTGTTATAAACTTTTCCGCTGATTTTTCGCTTATTTCCTCTACGAGATCCATGGTACTTGAATTTCCAATCTTATACGGAGAATTTGCTGGCTCTGAATCATCGTATCCCATGATCCTATCCATTAAGACATTGTCATTATCCACAACCCAGCCTTTGCCCGGCTTATACAAATAGGGGATATAATCCTCTTCTTTCCCCAACAAACCCAAATCCTTGATGCGATAATATGTTACACTCATTTATTTTTCACCTCTTCGATATTTGCTGGTATCTCCATGCCTCGTGACTGCTCCATCATCTTCCGCCTAAGTGCAATAGCTTCAGGAGACGCAGCGTCTAACAGCCTCCATGCTTCGTAATCCTTGTGCATTCGATCTTTCACCCCATAGCTTTCAGGTGTATGAAATTGAACTTCAAAGTCCTGATGCCATTTTCCCTCCGGATCATGCACTCTGAACGTACAGTTAATGCCATTGTAAGGATTCCCCTTGTTGTGCCAGAAATTCTTCACTCTTACAAGATCGTATCCTTTTTCCTGTAATGCTCCCGCAATATTTTTGTATGAATCCACGAGGGTTAAGGGATTATCCTGGTAGGTGTAGCGTATCACATCATTAGTGGAGCTGATGGTGTCCTTTATCCTTTGAGGATCCAGGCTGTGCTCACTTTCTGTACCGACCTTTCGTAGGAAGGATTCCTTTGATTTTAATCGGTATTCCAGGCCAACCATAGTCACTCCGGTATTGTTGGATATCTTCTTCAGATCGGCAGTGATTCCTGGCTCTTTCAGAATGATCTTATTGTAAGTGTTGGTCTTACGGTACAGTGCCTGCGCACTCTTCCAGCCCTCACCATCATTATACTTTAATTCCCGGAATTTTTCAAAGCTTTTCGGAACATCATTACCAAGTACCGCCCGATACCGCTCATGTTGCTTATAATCACTAAGCAGCTTCTGCCGGTTCTTGACCTTTTCTTTATAGGCCGCGATCTGCTTCTTGCTTCTGGGATCCACGGTGATAGGATTCTTCTCAAAACTGGAAAAGTCTTTATCCCTCTGGATCTGAGCTTCACTCTTTCCGATTGTGGTGTACTTGACCAGGGCGTGAAGACAATTGGGGTGAATATTTAAGTATGTATTGCTTAAATCATTGCTACCATTGGGATCAATCTTACCAAAGGCGGAAGCCAGCGGGGGATAATCTGGGTTTGTACCGGACCGGCTGTAAATCCTTCCTTCAAGAGGTGCACATATAGGACAGGTGCTGCCGATCTTAACGATCTTGTATAGATCATGGTCCGGATCTGCTGTTAATATTGCAGACACCTCCGCTTGTCTGGCCGTTGCCCTGGTAGCCATGTTACAGTAGTCCTGCAGACCCCATTTTCGTCCGGCTTTATCTACGAAAGCCGTAATGCCCTCAGATCGTAATTCCTTGGACATGCTGGCCGCCGCTTTCCCTGTTCCGTATCCGGTAGCTTTCGTCTCAACTACGGACTTCAAAGCTGCTTCCCTTATCTTATCAGCTTCCCGTCTTCCGATCTGAAACGATTCTTCAATGCTTTCCTGGGCCGTGACAGAAGCCTCCACAATGTCACCCAGCAGGTTATTGGATAGTTGCTGCACAATTCCCAGCTGAGAAGCCGTAAGTCCGGCAGCGTTCTTATATCCATTCGCCGCGGCTTCTGACTTATAAAAGATCTTCTCGATCATTGCCGGAACATAGCTCCAGCTCTCGTCCACCATCTCCTGCAGGATCTGCTGTGTCCGGTTTAATGCGGCCACCTCCGCATAATCCACATATTCCTGACTACGCTTTCGGTTTATCTCTGCGATCAGACGCCGCTCTGTTTTCAGAAAAAGCATCCGGAGGTAAGTGGTTTCGTCTTTGCTATCCGGCGGCCTTATCATCTGCGGCATTACTCATCCTCCTCCTCAAATGTCTGGGGAAGCGCAAGCCCGGCCAGGGGATCCCGCATGGCTTTATAATCTGAATAGGTCTTTCCCTCTGCCTCCTTAATGGCTTCATCAGAAATAGCACTGTACATTCCGGTCTCATCAGACAGCCCTTTCAATTCCTTCTGGGCGGTAGCAGCATCGATTAAGTCACTTTGATATACATTCATAATGGACTGTGTCTTCTTCTCCGCAATGTCTGCAATCTCGCTGGAGTCAGGTGTTTGAAGCGGCGGGAAGTCAATGTCCAGATCATCAGGGATCACGCCCCAGGCTGACAGCAGCATAACGGGAAGAATCTTTTCAAGCAATGGCCGGAGCTGGTTTTCCCTCAGACCATCGATGTAATCATAATAGTTATTCATGTCGCTTTCCCCGGTGGCATTCATACCGGCAGGAGAACGTCCGAACAGCTTTGTCACCGGCGTTCTGGCAGCTCCGGCAACGTCCATCATCACTCGGTCATAAACATCAGCCAGCCCAGTGAAGGTGTACTGCGTGTTATGCATTACGTCACCTTTATTTACCAGACGCATTCCAAAGTTGCTTTCCAGCACACTCTGAGCCTGTAGGGTCTGCCAGAATCGGCGCTGGGCCTGTGAATTATTCACAGCAAGCATCTGATCCAGGGAATCCGTTTCCATGTAGTTTACGTTTGCCCGGAAAGTCAGTGCCGCTATGTTGGAAGAAACATTGTCTCTTTTTACCACTTCGTTGTATATAGCCTCGATCTCTGATTCTCCCCAGTACTGCTCTGCTATCCTTTCATTGTAGGGAAGCTCCCGGCCTGTAAACCTTATCACCCGGCTGTGATGCACCCGTGATACCAGGATGCCGCTTTCCTCATCTCGGATTGTGTAATAAGCAGGAAGTCCAAAGTCAGGATCAGACGGATCCGTGACAATTCCCATCTCCGGATATATGCCGCTCCACCGGTCAAGGATCTGTAATCCCAGGAATGTACCGGGGAGAATCAAATCATAATCCAAAGGCCGTGACAAATCGTCCTGACCCTTCACCATGATAATCGCTGCCGATCCCCCGTAAAGCCTGCCCCAGTACATGCCTTCGAGGATAGACTTCCGTAAATGCACCTTTCTTTCAAGGCGCTGCAGGGTATCCATGTATTCCGGCGCCACGTTGCTCTTCACAGTGTACCACTTGCGGATCATATCCTCCGGAATGGTTGATATGATGTTCTGCACGATCCAGTTATCCCGGTAAAGGCTGGTAAGCAGATGGTAATTCTGCGTCATGCGGGTAAGCGGGTACTGCGTGGCCTGTAATAGGTCCTGTGTTCCGTAGCCCAACCGTGCGATCGGATTTGAAAAAGCATCGTTTACCTGTATTCTATTTTCTGCCCGCTCTCTCTGCGGACGGTTTCGTTTTGGTCTCGACATAAGTACCTCCTATAGATTCATTGCCATTGCTATTGCCATAATTAAAGCATAAGTACACCAGAACACCACTCCGCAGATATCTTTCTTTTTTCGCTGGAACCATGCCACTACCATATCAATCATCATTAAAGCTAAGCATAAAAAATATATCATTGAACATTCCTCCTCCATTTTGGTAGCTTTGTCATACAGAAATATCGCAGAGCATCAGGACCGTGATCTCTCTGTTTAATCGGCTTTTCTTCTCCATTCAACGCTGCTTTTGCATCCCATATATAGGATTGTAATTCTGCAATTAATCCTAAGCATCGTTCATGTATCTTTAATTTTCCTGATTGAAACAAAGAAGCAACTACCCGGATTCCGTCAAGTACTTCGTTATCAGCAGGCTTCACGATGTAGCCCTGGCCTCTCAGCTCTGCAATAAAGCTGGCCGCCGATGGATCCGCGACAATCTCACATTGCAGATCCGGATTATCACCCATGAAGGCAACCATATCATCGCCGTACTGACTATCGGTTTTCTGGCCTTCCTTCTCCACCCGGCTATCCCACCGGTATTCCCGATCCACCCAGATAGTATCCCCATCGTCGTAGATATCCAGATATACACAGGGGTTTGTTGTTCCATAGTCCAGAGCGATTGTCCTGACCGATAGATATTCAAGCCCCTTGGGCCGTGCCTCATCGTTATAAACATTCCGAGCCGGCGCAAACGCGGTATAGATAAGACCTTCTACTACAAGTCTCATTCCCTTGATATCTCGCTGGTACCATATGCTCTTTTCATCGTACCGACCCTCTATCTCTCGCAATCGCTCTTGCGTGATATTGATGTTGTCATAGATCGTACAATGCATGTAGTTGTATCCACCGGGAAAGTTTCCGGATTCTTCTTGCGCCTGATATTTGTCAATATATTCTCTGTATATAGACGCATTTGGGTTGTCAGGGTTTAGATCCCAGAATACCTTTAAGCGCTTGGCTGCGAGCTGCCTGTTAAATGCCTCTTTGATCGTATTGTCATGGTGGAGGTTTATCTCAGTAGCTATCCACATTCCATAGGAATTACCGCGGATCTTCTTAAAACTGTCTTCTTTGGCGGCTCCTGCAAAAATGATGATCTTTTGTTTTCCTTTGGTATCCGGGCCTTTGACAAACAACGCTTCATTGTCTTTGTACTTCCCCCAGTGGCACTGCCCACGAAAGATCCACTCAAGGCCGAAGCCGTTGGCATCACCAATATTAAGCTTTGCATTACCTACGGTGGAGCCGGTGGCCAAATGAATACGATCTGGCGTTGTCTTAAGCTCATGAGCAAAGGCAAACACATTATCTACCGTTTTACCGGCACGCACAGCGCCCTCTGCCACGTTGTAGGCACAATCAACGCATTTACGGATATAATTCTTATGCTTCTCGGAAAAATTAAAAGGAATCGTTTTCTTACGGACGTATCTATTTGTCGCCATAGATATCCCTCTCAATCTCTTCTGCGTCCTCTATCTCGCTATTATTGCCTGTAAGCTTATCCGTCTGTGCCTTGAGCTGAGCAATCCGGGCCTTCTGCTCTTCTGACGCAAGATCCCAGTTTTTATGCAATAGCTCGTCATATTGCTTGATCAGGGACCGCAACTCCGATTGAGCCCGGGCCTGTGCCTGCAAGAAGCTCCCCTGCTTATCCCATGCCTGCTGCACTTCCCACTTCTGCCCAATGATCTTGCCGCTCTGCTCTGAAACCTTTTCAGTTGTCTTATCTTTCCGGTCTTTCACATACATGATCTGTTGGGCCCGTACTATGGCAGCGTAGGCAATCTGAATCTGATCCCACAGGATATCAAGCGTCGAGGTCGGCATCTCCTGGATAATTGAAAGGGTCTCTTCCGGAAGATACTTTGAGAAGAGACCATGTTTTTCTGCTTTTTTATTTCCAGGAGGCCCGCCGGAGCTATTGCGATTCCCCGGTTGTGCCCCTCGCTTCTTTACCGAACGTTCGCTTTTTTTATCCGAACGTTCGCTTTCCCATTTATGAGTTGACTTCCACCGGCGAACCGTGCCCTCCGGGAGATTTAGTTGACTTGCAATCTCAACTAACTTCATGCCCTGTAGGTACATAGCCTTTGCCTGTTCTATTCTTTCATCTGGCGCTCTGGCCATGTTTTCACCGCCTCCCTTTCGTCGGTTTTGGGTATTAAAAAAGAGACGGGGTTGAGCCGCCTCTTTACGTTTTTGAGCTTTGCATAAATATCGTCTAGATATAGTGTTCCATAAAATATACTCTAATTTCACACTCATTAATAATTTCTTCTGTCACTCCAAAATGCCATAAACAATTAAAAAATACTTCTCTACTTTTTATATCCGCTGAATTAACAGCGGCCTGAATAATCAGCTCGCAAGAATCATCAAACTCCACACAAGAATCAACTGCTGCAATTATAATGCCACTCGCGATATATGTGGCCATATCAGTGCATTCCAGGACATTCGCCTGAATTCCTTCATCTACATTTGGGTAGCTGAAAGAAATTATAACTTCCTGAACTTTTGTGCCTCTCATTACACAAGGCTCTTCAATATCCCAGCATTCACCCTGGTAGCAGATTTTTCTTCTGCACTGTAATGTTGATGGCACATATTCCGTATGCTTCCAGATCGTTGTTTCAAAGCTTGACATGATAGTCTCCTAAATTGAACCTATAATTCAATATATGAGTTATTTGCTAAAATGTAGATAAAAGAAAACACCCATCATGATATTTACCAAGACAGGCGTTTTCAAAAAGGAGAAAATCAGGAATCATTCGGCCACCAAGCTGTGAAACCCGGCAGCCGCAAGGGGATTACCAAATTTATACAACTTTGGATAATACTATTATAGATCGGCCATATGGACTTTTCAAGGACACGTTTTGGACACGCTTTGTCAAGCCCCTAATCCAGCACAATAGCATCTGATCCAAACAGATATATACTCAAAATACCAGTCAGCTCTGAAACCCATCGTCTTATAGTCCTATCCGTGCAATTATCCAAAATCTCCGCTATGGACTCCGACGTCATACCATCTAAGTAGAAATATTTAAAAGCCAGATACTTTTCATGTGATTCCTTCCTGATCATCTCCTCTTCCAGGAGCCCCAGGCACTTATCAATGTGTGCAATCATAACAATGCTCCTGAGCTTGCTTTTTATGATACTGTTTATGTAAATATCCTCTGCCGATAGCTCCTCCAGTTCTTCCCCATCGTCCACGTCCGACAGCTCCGACACACCCTCCTGGACGCTCTGGCAAATCCGGTTGTAGTTCTCCATCAGCTTCTTGGCGTTCTGGAATACTCTGACCTTTCTGTTTTTCTTCTGAGACTTCTCAAATTCCTTTACGGCCTCCAAGGCAGCCGTCCTTGCTAACTGATCTGCCGTTTCTTTATTCACCCTATCACCTCCCTGCTGTCAATTTTTCCATCAAATTACTGCGTTTTTATGAATATTTTTTTATTTTTGGGGAATTATACCTGTGTCCCATCTCGTGCATGAGCCTGAGTAACCTTCCTTTTCGTTACTTGGGCTTTTATCCCTCCCAAGTGCTCCGGCCTGGGTCTGGGCACTTTACGCAGCCTCGGATCCGGGCATAAGCTCGTATATGTATAAGCCGGATGTGTTGCAGAGAAGGTCATAGCAGGAGGCGCCTTCATAGCAATGGCTGCCTCTACCGTGGTGATCCTCTGCGCTTGCACGTACTGATTCCGGCGCTCTTTTGGTGATTTTCTCAATCTGTACCCTCCTTGTATAATTATTCGAAAAATTATTCAGCTTTACTTTTAAAGTTTTAAAGTGCTACAATTCAATTGACTCTTCTTTAAAAAAGGGTGCCGCTTTCCCTAAAATACCGCGGTGCTCTTTTTTTTTTAATTCAATTATCATAGCACTTTACCTTTCGCTGACAATAGTGTATAATATGGATCGTTGTGTCGAAAGTCCAAGTATTTTATTTCCCCTGCTTGGACTTTCAATGCAATCGTTACACTTTAATGCCTCGCCGTATTGCATTAGATGCAATATAGGACCACATCAATCTCTTTTTTCTGAGTCAAATCTCAGTTTACCTTGCTAATTTTAATTAATAATCATCATACGGCTCTGGAAAATCCACATATAAATAACATGCTTCACATTCCGGAGTATCATTTCCCATACAAAGTGGGTATGCTACATATTTCTCGGGTTCATAACAATCTGGCTTTTGATGTTTTTTCTCCATCCTTTCGACCTCCATTAATTACTAATTTAACCCAGTATCTTTTTAATCTGTTCCGCCGCCTGTTTTGTCACAATAGCGTCCAAGGCCGTCTTGCACTTATGATCAACATCATGAAGATAAAAACTGATTTTTGCATCTAACATTTCTGCGGCTTTTTCCTGGATAAGCTTTGGAACATCCATTTCTTCCAAAACCTCTTTGATGCCTGTGATAGCACAGTTTTTAACGGTTGCATTAAGTCTGTCGCGATATCCATAGGCATTGGCATCAAATAAACGCTTAAACTCCTGTGACGCCGCATCCTGCATCATCGTGCTATACTCATTCCTGACGATCTCTTTAACCTTTGCCCTGATTATTTCCTGTACTTCTTTGTCAAAGGCTTCATTTTCCTTTAAATCAATATTAACACTTACTCGCTTCATTGTTTTTCCTCCTCAAATTTTCATTTTTCCGGGTAAACCGGGAATGTCTCGCAGCTTAATGCTTTTATAATTTCACTCTTAGGCATGTTTTGGATATAATCAGCGACTATCTCTTTAGCCTGATCTATCTCTGTGACAGTATCCAGTTTTATTTTTATACGCATTTCAAATTCTTTTGCCTTATCCAAATATGGAATCGGATTTATATACTTTACCATTTTCTTCCTCCTCAAAATACTAATTTACCGGCTTAAATCAACGCCATAACAATTATCATAATTCTCTAATTCCCAGAGGTCTAATGGCTTACTACACAAACCATCACGAATTAAGAAGAAAATGTCCATAGAATCCTTATACTGGCTGTCGCTTCCTTTGTTGATTTCATTTTGCGCGAGCCGCTTTATAATAGCACTCGCTTTTTTATTTGCCTCTGATAGTTTAATTTTCATTCTCTACCCCCTACTTTCCCGTAGATTCAAAGAATACAAATCTTGCCTTAACCATCGGGGTTTCCATAGCCTCAGCAATACTAATTCCGTGGTTCTCCGCAAATTCCGCTGCGTATTTCCCAGCCGGATTAAGCAGCGTTTCTTTGCTTTCGTTTGCCACAGTTCTCTCCCTCACCCGATTATACGTATTTAGGATATCGCACACATACTGCCCCATCTGGCACTCTGCACATATATCCTCCAGGGCTTCCGAATCCGAAACCTCCTTAGGGAACCGGCACAAGTGATCGCATATATCCTCCGCCATAGGAGTGACGATCTTTAACATTTCATTCTGATCTGCCATCATTTATCACCTCTCCCTTTCTTCTGCAGCTCTTTCAACTTCTCAATCAGATCCGACCGATTCGTTTCGCAATCCCTGAAAAACTTCCCTTCCTGCAGGAAATAATATTCATTCTTGCCATATCCCTCACAAAACCTGTCTTCATATTTTTTTCCAGTAGCCTTATAATCAAACAGCATTGCATGATACACCTTAACCACCATGCTGGTACCGTCCGGAAGGTCATACCGGTAATACCGCTCCCCGGTCTCTTTGGTCTCGATCCATAACGGCCATGTCTCATAGGCATCCACAAAGGCTGCGCGCTGGTCATTGTTCTTCAGGATCGGAAGCTCTGGCTGTCCCTGCTTTACGGGTTCCGGCTCTGATTCTGGCTGCTCCTGCGCTTCCATCAAGGCCTCCAATGCTGCGACAATTATTTTCTGACGCTCAACCATTGGCGGCATCTCTAGTCCTTCGTCCTGATATACCTTTACCCAGTTGTGAAGTTCTGCTTTTTCTTCTTCAAGGATAGATCGGGCAGACAATTCCTGCTCTGGCGGAACTTCCACATATTTCCCGTCAATTACTGTTTCCTCGGGATCCTGGACAACTTCCGGCCCAGTCAGGCTGGCTTCAGGCTCTTGTGGGACAAGTTCCGGCTTTTCCGGGACAGCTTCGGGTATCTCAAAATCCGGATATAGGGTGGCGAGCTCCTGCACAAAGCGGCCGTATTTTAAGTGGATATCCACCTTCCCGATCCGGAAGTCTATACCGCCATCAAAACTGTGGAAAGAAAGGCTGTATTCCCCGCAACCCCGGCTATAAGCCCCATAAGGGGAGATCGTGTTTTGTACTGCCTTGGCCCTGGTCGCATTGGTAAAATTCTCCCTGCAGGCCTTTAGAATCTTTTTCAAGTCTCCTCGGCAGGCAGGCATTTCCGCCCATGTTTTCACGGCCCAGGCGGCGTCATATTTTGGGATCTCCCCGTCACGGCCGGCAGAAGCATTGCATTCCAGCTCACAGCGGCCCTGGTATCTGCATATCCAACAACAGGAGGATCCACAGTTGCTTCCATCTCCTGGGACTGATCTGTTCTCTTCCGAAACAGTACAGCTATACCCTTCCCGATGTGGGCAGCTGGTGGGGGTAGAGTTAAAGGTACCTCTTCCCTGGCTCTTCTCCGCCCGCTTTTCCGCCATCTGATCTATGTATGCATCAATTTGTTTCCTGGCAAAGTTTGAAAACTTCTTAAAAAGACAGATGCCCAGGTCTTCATCGCTTCTGTAAAACTCAATAATTTCTGCACACACTGCCGCTTCCACGTCATCATCAATCACTATGCTTCCCTCGCGTGCCTGAAATAGTTTCAGCATGTCAATGATGCTCTCATCAGTGATTCTAATAAATTCACCGTTCCCAAACAACCGCCTTGCATTCTCCTGAACAAACAGCTGGGCTAACATGTTCACATGTCTGTCGGAAGCCCTGGGAAAGTCTGCCATGCTATAGGATTCATCTACTTTCTTTTCATCATCTGGATTATAATATTCTGACTCCAGTTGTGGAGGATCCTCCGGCTGCTCCTGAGTAGATTCAACTTCTTGCTTTCCGAAAAAGAAATTATATTCCCGTTCCAGCCTTGTGTTTTCAACGTCAAACGTAACAGCCGCGGGGCGATCGTCTCCTGAACAATTATAAAACACTGTAACAGCCTCACCCTTGACAACTCTGTACTCATCTCCATAGACCGCAATTTTATATTCTCTTTCTGGTCCTTTATATCCGGTTCTTAGATACTCCTTTACCACCTCTGAACGGATCCAGCCATAAGCATCACCTGTAGACTTGCTCCGGTCAAAAAAGTGCCTAATCTCTAGCCCATCTTGTTCCTCAGATTCCTCTGGTTCTGGTTCCTGATTCTGTTGCGATATCGCAACACCCTCCTGCTCCCCACCAGACAACATATCTTCCACACTCATCTCAAAAGTTTGCTTCTGGGAGATCATTGACGGCTGAAGCTGATCCAGTGGCAATGCGTCAGGAAAATCTATTTCTATCTCCATTTGCCCTGGCAACTCTATGTATGGCAATTCCTTGGGTTTCCGCAGATTTCTGATATCTTCTACCCGGTCCCCAGGTTTTACTTGTTCTAACTGATCATCTTCAAGATAAAGCATTTCTTGCAGCTGGCTTTTTCCAAAGGCGCGGTACTCTTCCCGGATGTTGGGGCTGTTTCCGTTTTCAGAAAAGCGATCATTCATGGACATGTACCGACTGGCTGTGCTCTTACTGATTCCATATTCTGCTTTGGCAAATTCCCAGACATCCTGATAATCTTCTTCAACAAACAGTTCCCGGTCCCTGACACACTTTAAGTAAAAGCCAATGGCAATGAAGGAACGTGCTGCGGTTATAATATTGGCTTTGATGAATGTCTTAGCATCTTCCAGGCTGATATATCCTTCGTACCAGCGTGAAGGTTCTGGTTTTACTTCTACTTTACTCTCCTGTGTGACAACAGGCTCCATCTCTTCCATGGTCAATCCTCCTTTAATTTCTCCCCATATCTCCTAACTGTGCGTTGATAATTGCATCATAATCCGTTTCCCTCTGTGGGAAACTCTGAAACTGATTCTTTTTTGGTTCTTCCTTTTTTACCGGTCTGGCAGAATCCTGGGCTCTGCTTATCCAGCCATTTATGAATTTATTGATCCCGCGCTTAGTTTTCCTGTTTGAGTGATGGGTATCAAGCCAGCCGATCATCTTTCTAAACTCCTGATCTATATCAACAGCAGGGTATAGCTTCCGGTACTTTTGGATCTCTTGTGTATAAACCGGATAATAGGATCCGTCATTTAAAATCAGTTCATACACCGCTTCCTGCCTGGCGCTTTCCAAAAGCTCCGGGCTTAACTCTTTACTTTTATTTTCTTTACTTTCCTTTACTTTACTTTCCTTTAGGGATAATTCCCGGGAAGTATCAGAGTTTTTCCCGGAATAACCCTCGTTATTCCCTGATTTATTTAAAAATGATTTCACTTTAATAAAGGGTTCCGTTTTTTCTTCTGGAAGAATCCAGAAACCCTCTATTTCAATGGGATTCTTTTTCGCCCGTTCTTTCACGGCTAATTGGAATCGTTTCTGTATTCCGGCTGAGGTCAAGACAGCGTCCGACTGGAAAAGTTTGTTATCAAACAGTGACCGTTCCAATAAGAATTTCAAGACCTGCATTACCTTATCTGAACTCATTTTCAAATCATCCGATATGAGATATGCAGAATCATCGTTAAAACGGATGTAGTATCCTGATCGGTAGATCTCACATAACAGATATACATAAACTGCAATACCGTCCACGCCATACCTTGCCTTCAGGATCTTTATTTTAGGGTCGGAAAAAAAGTCTATGTCAAATGGAAAGTAGTCAATACCCTCCTTCTGGGGTCTTGGCATGGTGTGACTCACCTACTTCCCTTTAGAAATCCTCCGCTGCCCACTGAAAGACAGCAGAGGGTAATACACTGGTTATAGATTCGTGACATATAAAACCTTGGAGGTAATAATATTAACCGATTACAGTAATTCCATTTTTGATTGCCGGAACCATATCAGACAGATGTTCTGCCAAGAATGCCTTGATATTAGAAATGGCTTCATTCTTCCAGATACCGCCCTCAGCCTCTACGATCTTAAAAGCTGGGGCTTCTTTGTCTCCGATCCGGAATACAAACTTGCTGGCCGGCTGCTCCACCTCCTGGAAGGTACGGTACGGGATCAACTCTACTGGGTTAGGGACCAGGGCATCCGCTTTTGTAGCAACGCCCACGGTAATGGTTGCAACCTGGGTTGTACCATCATCGGTATAATTCTGACTGTTCTTGGATTCAATATTGCCGGCCAGCTTCATAACGGCCTCCAGATCGCTGTTACTCTGAAAATTCGCCTGCAATTCAATCATGAAGCGCTCCTGATCATACCACTGATCAAAACGGAATTCGGAGGTTTCTGCGTTGACTTCAAACAGTACTTCTCTTTCCCGCTCCTTATCAAGTGCTGACATCAGGCACACCCTGGTGGGGCTTACGATATGTATGATCATGCTTCCAGGAAACTCTTTATTACACTGGTAAATATAATCCACCAGAGAAGAGAGAGTGGCTGCTTTGATCCGCTCCGCTTTCGGCAACTTGTCATACCGGGTTAAATTCTTATCTGCATAAGTCTTCCCGTTAATCTCTAAAACCTCAGTCTTTTCTGCGCCAATGCTCAATCCCACAACATACTGTAATGCATCTTTTAAGTTATCCATGATAAAATCTCCTCTTCTACTTAGCTTCTCTTAAATTAATTGGTTTCTGGTTCAGCGTAGGTTCAATGATCTCTCCTGTTTCCGGGTCAAATGGCCTGGACTGAGGCGGGATCTCTTCGGTTGCCACAACATATGATTCCCCGGCAACCCGTACCGGCTGCTGGTTACTGCCGTACTCATTCATTTCTATGCGGCCCGTCTTTAAATCCTGGCCTACAAGCATCATCGTTTCATCTGCCAGAGGCGGAGCCAGAGCGACATTAACTCCAAGTGACGTCTTTACATGCCGTCTGCTTTTGTCCGGCTTAAATGTCAGGGTGATTGTAACCTTACGGGCCTTTTCCGGATCGGTATTGGGATCCATGATATTTCTTGCCACCTGAGCCATGGCGAGGTTGGCCCTTTCTAACAATGCTCCACACCCCATACTATCAAGGCTGATTCCCATCTTTACTTCCTCCTTCCTTTTGGTAATTTATTAATGAAAGAAATCATCTTCTACACTCGTCCCCGAGCTTTCCGGTGATTCCTGAACCGGTAGTTCTTCCTCTGGAGCTTCCGGAACCTGCTCCGCCACCACATTATCCTTAGAGGTATCCTCCGTCTCTACATAATCCGCGGATCCGTCCTCCCGGATCACTGCCATATCGGCATCAATGGCCTGTACCAGATCAATGCTCATGATTCCCCATTTGCTGATCAGCTGACGGAGCATTGTCTTATATGCCATCCCATCAAAGTCCTTGTACCAGAAGCTGGAATACTTCCAGGCATCCTCTTCCGGATACTTTCCTGCTAAAAAGTCCTCATAGGAAACCCGGCTATACTTCGGATTCCTGTTTACCACCGTATTCACATGAAATGCTTTACTGTATTTATCCGCATGGGCCAGCATCTTCTCCCGGCTCCAGTACATAGCCTTTTTAAAGCCATTGGTGTACTCAAACATGGCATAATAGCCAATGGAAGGTGTATTTTCCCGTTCCCATTCATCCTCCATCAAGTTAACCTCAATCTCTTCATTTAAAGGATCAAACCGGATCAGCTCCCCCTCCTTAATCGCCAGTACATTCAGCTTCTTATACTGGCCGCTGCGGACCGCCAGCTGAATATACCCTTTATAGCCAAGCTGAAACTGAGCTTCCTTGACTCCCTTGCTTTTATTATCATAAGGAACCAGATAGATCTGCCCCAGCTGGGGGGATGGGGAAAGATTGAGTGCTTCCCCCAGAAGTGCAGCATTCAAAATACTGGAATTGGTGCATTCCTGCAGGGCTGGTGTAGCCTGCACCGCCGAAACAATACTGGAAATAAATCTGGTCCCATTCTTTCCTCCGACAACACTGTTGATTTGGTTTTTGACCGCATCCTGTGCCAGGTATGCAGTTAAGCCTGTTTTATTAGGCCGTTTGGCCAAACTATTATTTACCGCCATAGTCTTTACTCTCCTTTCGGCACCGGTTCAAACCGGACATTGTTAGTTTTTAAGAACTCCTTCAGTTTCTCCAGCTGTCCCTTTGTTGCATGAACACGGAAGTCCAGGATATGGACAGGATCTTCCACCGTTTCCATAACAGGCGGCTCCTGCTGCTGGGGCTGCGGCCGTGGAACTTCCCTGGCTGACCGCTGAGCAGGGGCCGGAGCTTTACCCGCATTAATCACCCTGCTTGTCTGTGACTGCATGGCAGCTTCCCGTTCTGCCTTTTTACGTGCCTGTTCTTCCTCATAGGCTTTCCGCTTTTCATCTGCAACTTCTAGGCGATTCCTTTCCGCCATAGCTGCTCCAATATCATAGGTCCTAAGAAACACCTCCTTCATATCCCCTGCAAACTTACTGTCTACCTCATTAATAATGGCCAGTCCCTCTCCAACTCTCTGGATCAGGGAAAGAATATCCTCTTTGATGGATTTCATCGTTGTGGAAGCGTTAGCATACTCTGACTTAAAAACCCTCTCAAACGGAAGAACAGAAGCAAGATCATGGATATTTTCTTCGTAAAACTCCCGGACCTTAGTGGTCTTTTCCTCTCTCAGGCGCTGCTCATAGCCCTTGATCTGATCATCAATGTTATTAATGGCTCTCTGAACTATTCCGGTCAGTTCCTTGATCTCCTGGCCAAATTTTTCATCAGGCTTTAAAAGCTCCTTACGAATTTCCGTTCTTTTACTGTTTAGGGCATTAACAAAGTTATTAAGCTTGGCCCGGTCTGCCTTGGCAGCCTTGATCGTATCATCCGTATAGACCGATGTTTCATATTCCTGGGCCGATGCGGTAATCTCCATTTTTAAATCCTCAAAATTCCAATCTATCTTCTTCAAGAAACCGTTATCCTGTGGATTATATATCTTTAATTCCATATGTACCTCCCCTTATTCTGAATCAGATTTACTGGCTATACACGCAATGCTATTTTCAATCTTTCGGTAAGTATCATTTGCCAGAAGTATGCTCATGACATTTTCTGAAAGCATACTCCTTGTAGACTCGTCAAAGATTTTCTTAACTTTCCGGTTGATCTCATCACGAACTGATTTCATCTGTTCATCCACATGCTTCTGAACCTCGCCTGTAACACATTCACTGGTCACCCAATCAGTAAAGCTGACCTTATCTGTCCTCCAGTCTCCGTACCGGTCTTTCCGCTTGATCTTTACTTCCCCGTCCCGGAAAGAATCCTTTATCTGCTCCATGATAAATTGCTTAATGGTATATTCCTTGGGTTCTTCATTCCAACCACCGCCAATCCTGATGACCTCATTTTCATAAATCTCCCGGACAAGTTCCTCAGTGATTTTAACAACGCTGCCCTTAATATCACTCTGGATATCTTCCAGAATAATACCTTTTATCTCCCTCATGACCTCTGATTTAAGTTGCTCCTTCAGATTAGAAACTACTGTATTGATAATTCCCTGGGCAAAATTAATGGTATCAAATTCCACCTTTAATACTTCTCCCTGATTCTCAACTTTCGTATTGCTCATACCATCTGCTTCCTCCATTTCTTCTTCCTCTGGTTCAAACTCTTCATCGTAATCATCATAATATCCCATATCTACACCTATATCGTCGGAAGGATCAGATCGGGCCGCCGCCCTGATTCTACAAAGCCCCAGAATCGCTTTTCAGCCTCAACCAGATACTTGATATCTTCCTCTACGTCCTTTCTCTCAATAAAATAGTGTTTGGTTGTGATTCTCAGTTCTCCGCCCCACTCACTTTTCAGCTGGGCCTTTAGCACTGCAAATTCATAACTGGTTACGGCCAGATAATGGAGCACCTGACAAAAATAATTATCCGGAATCCGGTCATGCCACTTTTCTTTCTGTATGGACTGTAGGATTTCTGTAGTCTTAATCTCCAGGATCCCGTACCGGCCGTCCTGATCCACTAACTCTCCATCAAGAGAGGCGTGCATCCATGGATAATCAGAATTTAAGTACATGTTGTTTTCGTCATAGAAAACCTGATACTCTGGATAGTCCAAGATAAACAACTCTCTCAAGGGCGTTTCTGCTCTGGTGCCATAAATGATATAATCCTTTCCGGATATATCCTCCGGTTGACGTAGGCCGATCTTCTCTTCCCACAACTCCACGTTGGTCTTATAAGGATTCGCCCCAACGCAAGCGCTGGCATCAGATCCGCCTATATGATTCTTTCTGGCCTGCAGCCATTCCTCCCGACTGCTAAGCACGAGCTTTTTAACTGACATTTCGCTCATCCCTCACTTGATAAGTAATTTTTACCGGCTGTAGCTGTTCATCTTCCTGTTCTTCTTGGCAAGTGCAATGCTCTCCCGGATCCAGATTCGCCCCACAATAGGGGCATTCTCTACAGTAAGCCATCTACCGTCCTCCCTTCCAAGGTTTCCTCGCCAAATCCCAACTCATGGAGCGTCTCGGTATACAGCATTTCAAGGATATCTTTCTGCATTTCTTTTGGAGCTTTCTTGATTGCCTCGGGCACTAATTGACACAAGCCTGCAAACATGGCAGATTCTGGCCCTTTAAGCGTGATAGATATCTTCCCCATAAATCCGGGCTCCTTGCAAAAACAAATGACTGCTGGGGCTTCTGCGTCTTTCTTTACGGATTCTTCCGCAGCTCTCATAAAATTTAAAAAGTCTTTCATCTTGATTTCCTCCGATAGATTCCCTATAATAGGGATGTCAATTAATTATCAGTTACTTAGATTCCCTGGGAGTTGCCGCTCCTGGGATTTCTTTTTCGTTCATACGGCATATATCAATTATCCTGATCAATTCATCATGGAACTTCATCATATACGAATCTGCCTGACCATCAACCTTACTGATCCGGTCCACTTTAAAGGCCTCATAGTCCATGTCACTCATTGGAATACATTTTTCAATGAGCTCTTTTACTGACTGTAAAAGTTGGTTGTCCATTTCTTGATTTACCATGGCTTGCCCTCCTCTCACATCACTTCCAGCGAGCCACATACTGCAAACAGCACGGCCAGACAGCAGAAAAATATGATTGTCATCCGGACGTAGCATATGGCTTTGTCCATTAGCGGGTGTCTGCTGTGATCAGTATAATCGTCTAAATTGTCATAGTACCTTTTCATGAGCTTCCTCCTTCGGATTAGATACTGGATACTGTTCGATGAAACGCTCCAAGTCCGATCCTCTTACCTTCTTAGACCCCAGCAACAAACAGGGAAGCTTTTCCTCTTTGATGAACTCATACACAGCGTCAGTGTTAACCTTTAAAATCTTTGATACCTCTTTCACGGTGTAAAGAGGTTCGTAAATTTTTACCACCTGTCTCCCTCCTTTTCTGATAATCTTTGCACGGGTACCGTCGGCTCCGATCCGGGCAGCGGTTGCGGTACCGGAAGGACTTGCATGAATATGTGATTTCTATATGTATCACCATTCCTTTCTTGTAATATTTTCCAATTCTCCTTATACTGTAAGTACCGGCTCCTGCCAGGGCTGAGTACTTAGGAAAGGAGAAATTGTGCCAATGAAATACTTGTTATACTGTGACCAAAATTCAATGCACTGTCAGGAATCCACACTTGAAAAACTAATATCTGAAAACTCCACTTCACATTTACGCATTTCTGCCGATCTATGGGCGCTAGATATTTACGAGCATAGCTTCTGCTGGGAATTTCAAAGTGTACCAGAATACTACATCCGCTCACTTCTAAGTAAGTATCTAGACAAGAACAGTAAGTGCTTTATCCATGAAGTCAATCTTTCTTACGCTGACTATAATCTTCCGGAAGAAGCGATTCAGTTTCTTTTCGGAAAACAAGAATAGCGTTAGGGCTTAGGCGATCTATTACTTGTGTTAGTGTTCTTATGGCTTGGGTGTCCTCACCGCTCAAGCTTTTCTTTTCACAAATAACCGTAATTGCGCTTTTTACTTCCCTCTGTACGCCAAGCAAATACCCGTGTGTAACTTTAACTTCTGGCACATTCATCCTCTCTCACCTCCTCTTTTCAATGTGCTGTTACGCGTCCTGGGTGTCTGTCAAAAGCTCAGCGAGCGTAATCCCCATTTCTGTTGCAACCTTTTCCAAGGAATCAATACGAGGATTAGAATCCACCCAGCCACCAATCGTTCCATTTCCAAGACCGCATTTCTTTTCGAATGCAGAAATAGCGATATTGTTTTTCTTACAATAAGCCTCTACCTTTTTATAGAACAAAAAATTCACCTCCTTTTTATTAGGAATATTCCTTAAAACTATTGACTTTTTTTAGATTATATTCTAAAATTAGTTTGCTGAACAAATTTTAAACATACAACCTATATTGTTGTGAATTTAGGATTTTTCCTAATCACAACTTCATTATATAGGGGTTTTCCTAAAATGTCAATAGGTATTTAGGATTTTTTCTAATACGAAAATGAGGGAGATTCTATGGTTAGTGGAGTTGAATATGTAAGAGATATTTGCAAAAAAAGAAAGATAGCTATTTCTACGTTAGAAAAAGAATGTGGTTTTGCTAATGGCTATTTAAATCCTAAAAAAGTAACTAAGATCCCATATGATCGAGCCGTGTTAATATCTAACTATCTCAATGTCGATATAAACAATATTTTAGGAGTTGAGACCCCCGCAAAGGAAGAGCCAGAGCTCAACGTTAGAGATAGAAGAGATATAGCCAAAGACTTGGATCGCATTATGGGAGAGATAGCTAACGAAAAAGACGGCCCCCTGTTTTACAACGGCCAGCCCTTAGATCCAGAGGATATGATTTTTTTATCAAAGGCTATTGAGGCTGCTCTTACGGATGCTAAAAAGAAAAATAAAGTAACTTATAATCCCAACAAAAATAAGTCTAAAAGATAAGCTTTCCGGGGGTGATATTTACGCAAAGTAAAAACATACCAGATTTCGTATTGAAACTGGTCAAAAAACATGGCACCAATGACCCTGAGGAAATAGCTGATTATTTGAATGTTACTGTAATGAACCTGCCGATGGGAAATAATATCGCCGGATACTACAAATACATTAAGAGAAGAAAATACATATTCATAAATTCAAATATTAAAGACGATGCTTACCGCAAGGTTGTCATAGCTCATGAGTTGGGGCACTCTGTTTTGCACCGCACACAGAATTGTACTTTCATGAACGGGCACACATTGTTATTAACATCAAAAATCGAAAAACAGGCGAACATTTTTGCCGCCTATTTTCTTATTGATGATGCTTTACTAATCGAATATGAAGATTTTACGCGAGAACAGTTCTGTAATTGTACGGGATATCCAGAAGAATTGATAAAACTGAGATTAAAATGAAGGGGAGGGGCGTTTTTGGAATTATCTGATAAAGAAGTGTTCTTACTGCATTATTTAAGAAACAGGCAAATAAAGTGGGGAATTGATGAACCTGTAAAAAAGTTATTTGAAAGTTATGGGCAAGTAATTTATAATTTGGAGCAATCTGGATATTTAATCACCGATGACCACTCTTTTTTTTTGGAAACTTTGAATATCTCTGACCTTAAAGCAATACTGAGAGATATGGCACTCCCAGTTGTTGGTAAAAAGAAAGAACTTATCGATAGGATAAAGGAAAGTACCACAGAGGATCAGAGGAAGAAAATTTGTCCTGATTTATATTATGTTTTATCAGAAAAAGGAATAGATATTGATGAGCAGTATAAAGTCGCAGAAAGGACTATAAGAACAGTATTAAAGGAAAATATTCTAAACCTTATAGAATGTAGTAATTTTAAGGGAGCAGTGTTTTGTATGTGTGAAGCGTATTCTCAAGAAATTATACCACCAGGAATAGGGGCTGATTGGAATAATAAAGAGCAAATGTGGAATAACCAAGAAAAAATGCTGAATCAAATAATGGAAATTGACTGGCAGGATTTAAATAATTCAGAAGCATTTAAGTATACACTTATTAAATGCCTATATTATGACTGGTTAATTGAGCATGAACTATGGAGATCGATTGAATTATTCATAAATAAGACGGAAGAATTATTGCAATGTGATAGTCTAACTGAATTTTTTAAACAAAATGAATATGAACCTTCCGAAAATCAAAAATGGTATACCTATTTAACAACAAAGCGCTATAATTTATATCAAGAGAATTTGCGACAAACACTGAAAAATCAGTCATATAAGGGCCTTCTTCATGGAGAATTCAACATAGATAAATCCTTAATAGATCTTTGGAAAGATTACAAAGAATTTGATTTACTCGCCACTAAAAATATTAATGGTTTCCCTAAAACCTTTGAAACTTTTCGAAAACATAAAACGCAAAATAACGATAAATATAATAGTTGGATTCTCTCATGAATAGCAAAAACCGCCCAGCACTCGCAATGCTGAACGGCTTTCAAAAAATTATACCGGATTTCCCGATACAAGTAACCTGAACAATTACATTGTATCATTCTGGCACTTGCCTGTAAACCGGTATAGTGTTATTTTTATACTCATTTTTAGGAAAGGAATTGATATAATGGGACAAGTAACCGCAAGAAAAAGAGGAAAGACATGGGAATATGGATTTGAAGGGGCCAGGGTAAACGGCAAGCGTAACCGCATAACAGAGTGTGGGTTTAGGACAAAGGCAGAGGCCCTTGATGCCGGCACAAAAGCAAAGGCCGAATACAACAATGCCGGACAAAGATTTATTCCTTCCGAAATTAGCTTTTCAGATTATCTTGATTACTGGTACAAAAAATATGTACTAATTAACAACGCGGCCAATACCATAAACAGTTACAAGAATGCTATTGAAAAACACATAAAGCCCGCACTTGGAAAATATCATTTAAAATCTTTGAGCAGCGATGTTCTGCAGGATTTCATCAACAGTCTTAAAGAAAAAGGTCTTTCTAAAAATACAGTTACTTGTATCAAATCCTGTATTTCCGGCGCATTAAATTACGCGGTATCCCCTTGTAAGTATATATCCTGTTCTCCTATGCTGGGAGTTCGCCTACCAGCTTATAAAAAAGAACCTAAAAAAGAATACATTGTCAACAAAAGTGATTATAAAAAAATCGTTTCTCATTTTCCTCCGGGATCAAACTTTTACATACCTTTTATGATCGGATATTATACAGGTCTTCGGCTAAACGAATGCTTCGGCCTAACTTGGGAAGACATAGATTTGAAAAATAAAACAGTATCAATACGCCGACAGCTATCTCACATCTCTAAACAATGGTGTTTTTCTTCCTTAAAGACGACAACCTCTTACCGCACGATATTGTTCGGTGATTCGCTTCATGCCGCCTTAAGGGCTGAAAGAAAACGCCAATCTGAAAACCGATTAAGATATGGAGAATATTATTATAAGCATTACCTTGTGGATTCCGGTATAATAATTACACAAGATTGCTTAAATATTAATGAGATTGATTTCGTCTGCAGACAGGAAAATGGAAAGTTATATACCTCAGAAAGTATGAAAAACGCTATCAAGACTATCCATAACAGCTTAGGTATTAAGGAATTTCATTTTCATTCACTTAGGCACACACACGCAACAATATTGGCCACCCACATTTCTAATCCCGCTATTGTACAGAAGCGGTTGGGGCATTCCGATATTGAAACAACAATGAAATATTATGTTTTCGATGTAGAACACGGTGATCAAAGTGCAGTAAATGTTTATGAGGAGTTCGCATAA